GTGTTTTATCTATACCAAAAAAACGCCCACCTTTAGATAAATTACACTTTTGGCATAAAGTTTGTAAGTTGCTGTCTGAATCGTTTCCACCAAGCCGTCTTGGAATTATATGGTCGATATGTAACTTTCCGTTATCTTGTCCGCATTGTTGACAGCAATAACTATCTCGCCTAAGTATGCGTTCTCTTATCTTTCTCCATTGACTTGATGATCCATTATCAACAGCTGAAACCATTAGTGCCACCCCTTGTCTTTGAAGTGTTTGTATGCTAAGCACCAATCGCCCTTATATCTGTGAGCGATATACCGGATACCCCAATCTATCTGAGTGTATCCGTCTAAGTTCTTTAGCTTCTTGTTACGCAGCTGTGGAATTCCGTAATGACTACCGTTAACAGCTCTCGAATCGAACTTAGATTCCTTCATGTATAGCGCATAAGCGCATTGGTATTGGCTGTCTTTAACTACTCGACTATGTAAGTAAAGCTTATAGTTATCTTTAGATGTTATTGAACTAGCCCATGTAGGACTCGGTATAGCCCACGCTAAACATAGTACGCCCGATAGTAGGACTCGCCGCGAGCTCGCCCCCTGTGGGGCTCTCGTCGAGAGAGTTAATCGTACAAGCGATGTCAAATACCGCGCAAGATTGAGCCTACTCTTGGGCGATTCCCACAGGCTGGGGATAACTTTTTTAATCTGTGGATAACTATTCATCGCAGCCATGGGCTTCGTCATAGTTGAACGAACAGTAATAACAGCCCATATCCTCGCCGCATTTGCGACAGGTATATTTGAACATAATCTCATTACAGCATAAGGCTAGGAAGCTTCTTGAGCTGATCCGGTAATGCTTATTATCGAAAGACATTAGTCCTCATCTCGTATAGCTGCCACGATTCGCTGGACTAACGTCCCCTCAGCTACGTTTCCGCACCGTTCGCATATATGAAGCGGCAGGAATTCCGCCTCGACTTGACGCGCGATTACTTCTCTTAGTTCGGCTAATACTGTTCTCATATGTGGATTACTCATTTCTTATCCTTTCCCCAACCAGTCCCGCGAAAGATAATCGCTGGAGCACTAAATACTCTCATCATTGGATAACTACAACATAGGGGCGATAGATCGCCATTACTTGGTATTGAGTGGCTCATTTCAAGCTCACCGCCGCATTGGTCGCACCGGTAAAGGTAACTAGGCATTATCGCTACCCACTAAGCAAACTCCCATAGTTCCGCAAACCGTACACTCAAGCGTTTTAACTCCCGGCGGAAGTAAGTCGGTCACGATTCGCTCAACCTGTAACGTTTCGCGCTTACAGCGCCGGCACTCAAATTTCAATTTGTCCATAATTAGACTCCCTTAGATTCTCCATCGAGTTTAAGTTATGTTGGCTTACCCACCATGACTCTGTTTTATCATGCTTAAACCTAGATGTTTTAGCTGCTCTAATTGGTATCCAGCCCTTAACGTAATAAGTTGGTGATTCGCCTACGACTAATACGGCTAGATCCTCGGTGCGATCTCTAGGCTGTAAGATCAAATGACCATCTAGCCAACGCGTATGCTTAATTTCGATTCGGTTGCCGATGTCTGCTCGAATTTTAAATTTGTCTAATTCGATTTTAAAGTCCTTAATGCCAAAGAATTTAGCAGCTGCTATCTCAGCCCCAAATGCCTCAGCTGTACGCTTTATCGAGTCGTGTATGTTGCCTCGCATAGCTTGGTCATGAAAGTAAAAGTTTTCCTCACCGCGAAACTCACAGGTAAAGGCGGCGGCTGCCGCTTGAACTTCCTCGTCCCTTGTAAGCGTGATTTTGTTTATTCCCATGTCGCGCACGTCCGGTTATTGTCTGGGCAAACCCAGCCCTTATAAGGCTTGCCAGTTTTACCCACTCCCTCTTTACGAATCATTACGCCATGAGCACAGGATCGCCCAGTAAGAATTCCGCCAATTTCGGCAACAGCTTTCGTCATGTCCCAAGGATCATAAGAGCCATTAGGTAGCGCTTCCGTAGCTGCTGCTACTGGCGTCGCGACTGGGCGTTCGACCCGCTTCATTTCCTCAAATGACGGGCGATTTTGATTTTCGCTAAACTTTGATAAGCCGCCGGTGTGTAATGCGCGCCCGATTGCTGAGGTGCTGCCATTTTCAAGCGGAAAGCGATTAGCGCTTGATCTGATTTCCTCGGCAAAATCTGTCGCAAAAGGTAACTGGTCGGTTACCTCTTTGTAAATATCGGTCTGGACTATGTAGCGAGTCCCGTCCTGAAATACGATATTAACGTCGATTCGACCATTTGGATACTTAGCCCAGAACTTCTCAATTCGTTCGGCAACTGATTCGTAGCCCTCTAGTGGAATAGCCATTAGTAGCTTCTCAATCGCTCAGTAGCAGCACGAAGTCCAGCTGCTCGCCCGCGGTTAAAGCCGTCTTTTACGCCCTCTTTATAACCGATTGTCCAGCCGACTAGAAACCAGCCGACACTTGCGAGAAATACAGCTCCCGCCATTTCTACTACTGTAAACATTTTAGCTCCCGATTCCGGGTGCGACTTATTCGCTCCCTAGTTATAGGGTGAACTAAATGTCTGACAATTTCAAGCCTTAAGCGTATTTAACGGCGTGTCGAATTGCTAATTAGCAAGGTATAAATCTCATCGACTCGAGCTTCTAATCGGCTAACTTGATCCTTAACGCTTGAGCCAGAATTAGGGCGCAGCTCACTTAAATAATATTTAACCAAATGCCTGATAACGGCTGTAAATGCCGCCATGAGCGTGACCATAGCCACGCCCATCGCAGCCCAGTCGTTAGCGTTCACTCGCTTTAGCGCCGAACGTAACGTCTTTAGGATTCAGGTAACGCATTAGTAGCGGAACGACGCCAGCGAGAAACCCATAAGCCAATTTTTTGGGATCGGTTTCGCCTGTCATGTAAACGGCTAACGCTCCTGCGAGCGCTGATCGTCCATAACTAGCAGCCATAGCCTTTAGCTCTTTCATTACTTTTCTCCTAACCCCAGCGCCTTGATTAGCTCTGAGACTCTTTTTGGACTTACGTTGATTTCAAAATGTTGTTCATCGGCTCGATTCTTGTAATCGCCACCCCAGAATAAACCGTACTTCTTAGCAAGCGCCCGAATCATTGGAACTTTCTCAAGTGGAAATGTGCCGATCTTTCCGAGTGGGTGCTTGGTCGCGTTAAGGTCAACAGCTGTTCCGCTTGAGTGATTGCTCAAACGATCGGTTGACCCTCTAACCATGCGAAACGCAAATCCCCAGTCGTCAAGTTGACCGCCATCGAGCGGCTCGATTAGTTCGTTAAATTCTTTACAAAATCCCACGATCAAAGGTGCGACAGCTTCGGCGCAGCGAATCTTTAATTGAGTCCCCGGTATCGCGTAGGACTTGATTCCGATTTCGGCTTGATCCTTTGAAGCTGTCCAGCCGTTATAACTCGTTAGGTTCATCTTTGCCCAATTTAAATCCTTCAGGGATTGGCTTCGAATATTTCCATTTCGCAATATATTGAATTCCGTCGCCGTCGTCACGAAGCAAAATGCTTCCGATAATTGGGTTAAAATCGTCATTACCTAATTCAGGATAAATTTTAATTAGTTCATTAAAAAAGTCCATTTTTATGCTCCTAAATAAGTGGCTTGTAAGCTCGTAGCACCTGTGCCAGCTGTATTAGTACCAGCAACATTTAATGAAACGCCAGCGGTATGAAACATTGCTGTATTGATATAGTCGCCACTTGCTAAATCTATGACGAAAGAAAGTTGTCCAAAACTGGTGTTTCCTGCTGAACTTGCTGGAAATCCAGTTTCATAAACAACAGAACCATTTTTTTGGATTTTAACGACTCTAGCTCCCGTGGTGTTAGCTTCCATGGCAATACCAGCCGTCACTAAATACTTTCCCACTTTTGTCGATGGGATAGTAATTCGATCGGTATTTGTTACGGTGCTGTGATAGCCGTCTGTGTCAATTGCTTCCGTGTTAAAAGTAATATTTGTAGCGGTATTAGTTGCGACCGATTGTGTCGAATTTGATTGCGTTAAAACGCAACCCGCAAAGGTTGGAGTAGTAGCTGCTGGAGTTTTCCATTCTGGAGCTGTTGCGCCTGTGTTAACGGTTAAAACTTGATTAGCCGTACCAATTCCTAAACGTGTAACAACGCCTGATCCAGTTGCGTAAATTACGTCGCCCGCTGTTGTAACTGTCGATTTAGGCACAGCCGCGTTCGCTGTTGTCTGAGCTGTTCCCGCCGCTGTGTTTGCTGTATTTGCTAAGTCATAAGCTGATTTGGTAGCTGTTGGAGTTGACGCTAAAACGCTCGATGTCGTCGAAGTTGAGTCGCTAAGCTGTACCGCACCGACCACGCTTGTCGTAGCAGCGTTAATTCCAATAGTTACAGCGCCCGAACTACCGCCACCTGTAATCGGTGCGGTTACGTTAACGGCTGTAATGTCGCCCACGTCATTAGTGATCCATGTGAAATCCATGTCTGTATTTGTAGCCTTAGACAGGATTTGACCAGTCGTGCCGCCTTTAAGATCAGCCATCGACGTATCGACCGCCTGACCAAATACCTCGAAATCAGCTGGTAAATCGGTTACCAAATCCGTCGGTGTTGGCATTTGCCAGCCGAAGTTACTCGTTGGGTTTGTCATGTTTTCTCCTTATGCCACTACTAACGCGGTTTCCCACGTTAGCGATCCGGTTATAGTATTCCACGATTCTCCGATAGGAACCTGTTCCCACTTCATAGCTTGAAGCGAATAACTAATCGGCGAAAGATTTAAAGTAACAGCGATTTCGTTATAGGCAGCCTTAAACGACCAGCCCTCGACAAATCCTAGGAACGTTCCGGCTGCCATGTTCGGCGGTAAGTCGCTAATTCGCAGCGGTAAGCCCATAAATACTTTTATCAGCGAATCGCGATCCGCGTCGTCTAACTCTGGATTTGTAAGCTGGTAACTGATCGACGTAAAGTTCGCTTGAGGCGTAGCTCTTAGCGTTAAGTAAAAGTCGGCTTGATCTTGCGCGTCCACCGTTTTGTCGATTGTTGTATTTATGACCTGAGCTAAGCGACCGTAAACCTCGACTGACCCAATATCCTCAGCGCTTACCTCACTAGAGCCATTAGCCTTGTATTTTAAGGTTATGTCATTACGAACGTCGCCCGCTCGGGTTTCAATTTTAAGCCCGTTAAATAGCGCATGATTAGCCGTTACGTCTGTGTAGCCGTTAGTAGCTAAATAAATCGATCTATGAGTCGAATCGGCGTAGCTGATAAGTCCGCTGCCGTCCTCATATATGTAGCCTAGCCCTGACGTTGCCAGTCCTGAAACCAGCGAATAGATATCGGTGCGATCTGATGATCGAGCTGACAGCTCGTAATTGCCCGGACGATCAATTTCACCTAATCCTACGTTTTGAGCGTTTGCCCATGTTTCCGTTGGATCGTAATTAACCCATTGTAAAGCTGCCGGAACTTCGCCCCAGTTATTTAAAAGTAAATCCTGTAAAACTTCCCAGATTTGATCGCCGTCAAAATCTTTAGCTAGAACCCCATCGGTGAGCGCTTTAGGTAAACGGCTTAAAGCTCCAAGTGCGGTTATTCTTAGCACCTGATTTATTCCAACCGAGCCAGCTGTAACGATCTCAATTCCAAAATCGACTACTGTTCCGCCAAAAATAGGAACGAAAGTGTTAGTCGAATCTTTTAACTCGATCGAAACTGAGTCGTTTATGTTTATGTTTACGATCGCCTGAGTTAGGTTTAATAATTCTAAATTACAGTAGCCCGCTTGAGCTTGCTGATAGATATTAGTGCGACCGCTGTTAATAGTAAGATTTGCCAGCGTGTAAGTCGTATATTCGACGCCTTGAATCTTTACGCGCCAGACTGGATTAAATACTGTCATTAGAACGCCAGCGCATTAGCGCCATTTGTGCCGCGGTAAAAACTATTATTTAAAACGTCAACGATTCGGCGGGCTGTGCCTTCCTGGTCGATTGCGCCGCTGACGTTGATAAAGATATTTGAACCGCCGCCGCCTAGCTTGTTATTTGGAATTATGCGACCATTGCTTGAAGGCACAAATAATTCTGGACCTCGTTCGCCCACTATGTACGGTTTATTTTCGCTAGTTAATCCGCCAGTAGCTAGTTTAGGAATTAGCTCTAAATCTTTCGATCCGGGTTTTAAATTGTTTACTATGTTATAGCCCTTGATAAGTAAATTAACTACGCTAATAGCTGCGTTAATGCCAGCGACGACGCCCTGAATTGCTTTACTTACGCCGTTAATAATAAGCGCAACGCCTGACCACGCGGTTTTAAACGCTCCACCTAGAAACGCGGCAAATGGTCTAGCAACAAGTAAGAACGCGGTAACGCCGACTCCGAGTAGCTTGAAAAATCCTGTGTTGTCCTCGATCAGATCGCCGACGGCTTTAAAGACTGTTTTAACGCCTTCCAATACTGGAGTCAAACCAGCCTTAAAGATCGGGACGACGTATTTGTTTAGGTAATCCCATAAAGATGTTAAACCCGGTAAAAATGTATCTTTAAAAAATGTACCTAGTGATTCGAAAACTGGCTGTAAGTCCTCGCCTATATCTGTGGCGAGTGTGCTTAGCGTTGGAATAACTTTATCGACAAACAAGGTAACCATCGGAGTTATTGCGTCTAATACGAACGCGCCGACTGTTTCTTTACCCTCGTCAAATGCGATCTTTAAACGGTCAATCTTTCCCGCAAAAGTATCAGCCGCAGCATTTGCGGATCCTTCATAAGTTGCTGTTACAGCGGCAATCGCTTCATCGAAACTCATGGTCTTAAGTTCGGCAGCTGTTAAACCGATGTCTAATTTAGCTAGGGCTGCGGTGTTGCCGTCGAAAGCTTTAGCGATCAGATTCGAAGTTGTTTCGAGAGATTTACCGGAGCCGACACTAGCGTCTAGTGCGACGCCTTGTAGCTTCATCGCAGCCTCGACGTCGCCCGTACTCTTAACTAAACGCGCAAAAGATGGACGAAGTTCGTCGTCCGAAACGCCCACGGCAAGCGCTGTCTGGGTAATGTATGACTCGACCGACGCAATAGTTGCGTCCGTTGCGCTTGTAACGTTTTTAATTGCTGTGGCGAGTTTGACCTGAGCGGCTTCGTCCTCGACCGCAGCTTTAACGCCATCGACCAGCAACGCGCCAGCATAAGCAAGCGCCGCCGCTCCAGCTACAGCGAACGCAGCTCCAGCAGCTTTACCGAAACCGCTTAACTTACCGCCGAAAGTTTCTGTATCTGTTCCCGCGTCTGTTAAGCCTTTTTTAAGATTATCGACGTCAGCTAATATCGAGAGCTTAAGCGTTCTTGATCCGTCAGCCATTAGTCGAACCTCTTAACTATTGAAGTGAACGCCTTTTCCCACTCAGCGATTAGATAACTTTGCTCAGCTCTTAAAGTTGGGTAAATGAAATATCCGGTCGAACCTCGACCAGTAGTACCCGACCAAATTGGGAATTGTTTAAACTTATTTGATCCAAATTCTGAGCCGCCCCATAGATCGCGAGTAGTTGCGCCGCCGCTGAATTTCTGGCTAACGTAACCGAAAGCAAGCTCGCCGATCTTAGACGATTTACTTACCTTAGAACCCTCAGCGATTCGACTAGCTACTGGCGACGAACTAAGCGATCCAGCCGCCGAAATGATTTTGCCCTGTAAATAACCAGCGAGCGCACTCGATTGTTCTTTAGCTTGAGCGATGGCTTCATCGTCCATCGCCTTAAAAGCTCCGGTAATGGCACGAAGTTCGGCTTTGTCGTACTGGACGACTTCCTTACTTTCCGCCATTTCGTTTCTCCAATATCTCGAGCGCTGTCAATATGTCCGCCGCGTCAACCCACTCACTCATCGGAATTCCTGTCGCGATCGACAGCTCAACGATTAAGTAGTTTAGGCTTCCTCGGCTGTAGCTTTTGGGGCTTCGGTTTCTCCGACCGTAATATCGACCACCGTTTCGCACCAAATTTCATAAGGTTTAACGGGCTTACCCGCTGCCTCACGTCTTAAAGCGTTCCACGCTAGAAACATTAGATCGGAAATTCCGATTTTTTCCTGAGCCTGTTGAATTGTATAACCTGTCTTTTGCTCCCACTTAGCGAACTCTGGCGGTTGCGCTGTCGTGGTTGCTGTCTTGCCGTCATTTGTTTCGATATGTATTTGTAGTTTCATGCTCCCGATTTCTTTTCTTTAGAGTGTTGGTGTGGTTACGCAAGTAAAGCTGAGCGATACAGTCTGAGCGTCTGGAGCTGTGCCGCCAGCGCTTGGGAAAATTGGCTGTACGTCAAAGTTAAAGACTGATCCGCTCGCAGCTGTGAAAACGACTGAGAGTGGAGTGTTTGGAGCTGTGTCGGCTGCTGTCCATAATGAATTACAAAGTGAGCCGCCAGCTGTCCAGTCCGCAAGCATTTCAACGTCAAAAGTTCCCTGTGTATCCGTAGTAAAGTAAGCTTTACCGTCTAATGTCTGATAAGTATTGATCGTTGACTCGATTGTTAGAGTCGCAGCTGTTGCTTGAGCGTCGTATGTATCACCGTCGATTGTGAAAGTGATATCGCGCCCCGTGACGATTGTAGTTGGCATTTGTTCTCCTAGTTTTCTTGCTTGTAGTAAGTGGAAACGTCAATTTCCGCAATTAGAAAATTGCTCGAACCTAACGTGATGATCGACGGACGCGATACGTCGCCGACTTCATATCCCGACGGAATAGCCGCGAGAATTTCTATTGCGAGCTTCTCGAGATTGTCGAGTGCTCCCGCGTTATTGTTATAGGCGACGACCGCCGAAATTGTGAAATTTAACTTAAGCTGAATAGCGCTGCTAATTAGACGCGTTTCCATATACGGCGTACCCGGAATAATAAAACAAGCTGGCGCGATTATCGCTTCGGGAACTGACTCATAGACCGACGCAGCTACGCCAGCGAGAGCGGTCGCTAACGGTGCTCTAACGTCTGCTTGAACGGTTGTCATTTATTGAGCCATATTTTCGACTTGAATAAACGGAGCTAAGAGCCCTATAACTCTATTTTGAAGTGAGCGCCCAAGTACGAACGGCGTCGGATTAAAATCAACCTGAGCCGAAGTATTGCCCGGAGCTGTAATTGACTGGAAAACTTCTACTGATACGACTAGCAGCGCCGACTTTACAGGCGCTACGGCTGAATAAAGATCCTCAGCTGATGAGCCATTAAGTACGGCTAATCCTGCGGGAATTTTAGGTGTAAAAATTTGATCCGGTGCGGCTGTTGCTGTTGTGAATATATATGGCGCGATTTGGTGATCGTTAACCGTAACGGTTAGATCGAACGCAGCTCCGCAGCCTGAGATAATTACAGCTTGACCCGGTACGAAATAGTTAATTCGTTGAGTCGTGTAAAACGCCATACCGTCTTTTACTTCGATCCCTGTAATCGCTGACTGATAACCAGTTAACAGCGGCAGGATCGCACCCTCGGCGCTGGCGATCATAAGATCGAGATATGCGTCAGGGTAAAGAGAATCGCTAACGCCTAACACGGCGCGAAGTTCGTCCGCGGTAATAATTGGCATTAGCGATCCTCTCTCTATTCTGCTCGGTCGCCTCGGGAGCGAAACGACCGATGATTATTTATCTTTAGTTCTGGTTCCAGCAAGCGCCGAACGGAATCTTTGGCGCGATAGCTGCGTAACCGTAGTAAAGAATATCGACGGTTCCGTCGCTGTTGATATTGGTGCGAAGCTCGAAACGTGGGCTTTCGTACCATGTCCACGCGTCAGGGTTGATAACTACCATTGAGTTGTCGCCTGTTGATGTGGTTGCTCCAGCGTTTCCGATTGAACGTGAAACGAATAGATTCAGACCCGGTGAAACTACACCGCGAAGTGAATCGCCGCGAACGTTTCCAGCTGCGTTTGATGGCTGAGCTGCGTTATATAGCGGTGCGCCATTGTCGTTATAACCCATGATGTTAGTCCATTGTCCCGGGCTAACTACAAGGTTACGAGCGAAGCCAAGTGACGATGAGTAAACGGCGCCAGCAGCTTGTGAAGTGTAAGCAAGGAATCCCGCAGCTGTGTTTGCGTTAACGCCTGTTGATTGACCAGCGCCAACGATTGTTCCAGTTGCGAATTCATCTGTAACTTTTGCGTAAGCGAACTCAAGATTCTGAAGCAACGCTGTTAGGTAGCTTGGATCTGAACGGTCGATGAGTTCGATCGTTGAAATTGCGCGACCCTTAAAGCTTTGAACAGGAACCGAAATATAAGTCGCGCTTAGGCTTGACTCTGTAATAGCTGTATTTTCAGCGATGTTCGCAACGGTTGGGACAGCTGTAACTTTTGGCAATTCGAAAGTCATGCCTGTTGCGCTAAGAGCTTCGCGAGATAGCGCGTCAATCATGCCACGATCGGCATTTGCTAACGCGTTGATAACCGTGCGGCTCTGTGGTGTTGGAACCATGCCCGGAGCTGTTGATGTTGTGTTATCGGCAGCCTTGACATATTGGCGAGCGTCCTCATCGTGTAAAACTGACGCCTTAAGTGAATACTGTAAATAAGAAACCTTATCGACAATAGGTGAACGTGGCGCGGTGTACGCCATAGGGACGTGCTTAGACGCTTCTACCGTTTCGGCAGCGGCGCTTTCTGGAACGGTAGTGTCTGACACTTGTTCTCCTTCTGTTGTTGGATTTGTTTCCTCTGTTTCCTCATCTAGTTCGGAATCAGAATTTTCATCTGTTGATTCGACTTCCTCATCGGTTTCTGTTTCGCTCGCAGCGACGCTTGAAACGCGAGCGCTGTCGATGGCGGGATCTGAAACTAATGACACTTCATCGAGAGATCCTTTAGCAACGACCAGAACTCCATCGACGAAATCGTGTGCGTTTACTTTAACTCCTACACTAAAACCATCGCGCAAACCCGTCGCAGCTTCTACTAATGCGTCGTTGCCGGCTGTTGTTTCCGCGATCTTAAATGTCGCGTCGATTCCCTGTTCGGTTGCGGTCATAGATAAGACCTTTCCGATTGGTCGAGTGCGATCGTGTTCTAGTAAAAGTTTTACGTTCTTAGTCGCAATAGATTCTGGCTTAAACGTCGTAAGTCCGGCGGACGTTGATCCTGTTTCGTTCCACGTTACGACGCGTCCGGTAATTGTGCGAGATTCGCTGTCGGCTGACGTAATTGTTAGCGGCATATTTAGTTTCATTTAATCATGTCCTCAGCTTGTCGGATTTCCTCGACGCTAATCGCGCCAATATCAAATAAAGTTTTGTAAATTCCGACGCGCTCGGCTTCGCTGCCGCGTAAGTAATCCTCTAAGCGGAAATGTACGGATTGCGAACTTGGAACGAAGTCCGGCATAGATAGCCGTTCGGAAATTGAAGTCATTAGCGGAATCAAAGAAAAATCAAGCAAAGTTTTACGAGTAACGTTTGCGTTTGAGTAAGTCATGCTTGATCCTGTTTCGGCGTCAACGTAAAATGCCGGAATACCAATCGCGCGAGCCAGTTCGGTTGCTATGTACGAACGCGCACTTGACAGCTGTAACTTCTCAGGATCGAAGCCGACTGTTTGTAATTCAACGTCAGCATTTAAAAACGCGGTCGAACGATTACGACGTGAAACGCCCCATGACTCGAGCAGCTTCGCAATTCGATCAGCTGGTAGCGCTGTTCCGTTTGATTTTAATACCATCGACGGAATCGGCTCACGCGCATAGTTCGCAGCTGCTCGCTCTAGTTCCGCTCCGGTGCGAATTGTACGACCCGCACGATTTAATAATCCCTCGTCGTTGCCATAGAAAACGACCATCGAGCCCACGCCAGAATCGGGAATTTGTTTTCCGTCGATTGTGTAATGGTCAATCTCTGTTCCGTTATTGTTTAAAAAATATCCGACGCGAGTCGGTGCGATTCTCTGTACCGAACGAACGCGCATAGTGTCGGCGAATAATTCTGTAATTTGCCAATATGCGAAGCCGTAAAATAATAAATCCTCAGCTGTCCAGACGTAAGTCGTGCTACCGGTGACGCGTGGATCGGGATCACGAATAACGCGGGGCGCTGGCACTTCGAGCCCCGTCGTATTGTCCCGGAGTTGTAATCCGATCGAAGCGATGGACGAACAGATAATCCCGCGAGCACGTGCGATCGTAGGAATACTCATAGCTTCTTCACGCGTCGCGGTAAGTACGCCGCCGTTAAAGGTAAAGAGCGAGTCTGTTGTTGGGACAGGTAAATATGAAGCTTCGATGTCGTTACCTTGTAACGGCGCTACCGCTTCTACCTTTGACGCAAACAGATCACGAATACCCATGCGCGAATTCTCTCAGCCGTATAGCACTAACCCGTCATAATATCGAAGTCCATCTCTGGGCGTGTCGCGAAGTGTGTAACTAGCGCCGTCGCTACCGCAGCGCAGACCGCAGCTTGCGAAGCTCGACGCCCAATAACCCAGCCGCCATCGCCGCGACGTAATTGAACAGCTGAGAGAATCTGTTTAGTTAAATCGCTCTGTCCTCGATGGCGCAATCGCCCGGAGTTGATCGCACCCAGTAACTCATCGCAAGCTTGAGGGTAAACGGAGTCCATGTCGAAAATTGGAATACCCGCTGGCTGAAATCTAGCCGCTACCGCGCCGCTAGTTCTGCGGCTGTATAGCAAATACTCTAACGGATACTTGCGACAATATTTAGCCGCTTCATTAGCGATCTCTCGATCGTCAAGCTGGACGGAATTCTCCCAAGTGTGGAGTAGCTTCACGACGAAACGTTCGTCGCCTAATTTCTGAGCTCCGACTAACGCGCAGAATTTGCGATCCGGTGAAATATCGAGCGCCAGCCATGTCAGCTTTTCCGCGTCGAGATCGACGCTTTCATCGTGGCAATTATTCCACTCGTTAGCTCCGATAATGCTTGAAATGGTTTGAACCCATCGGCATAAGACTTCGGTTTGTACGACTTCGGGCGGATCATTTAAAACCGCCTGAATATTGTCGATGTTAATCGTGTGACCGATCGCTGGATTAGCAGCTAGCCAATTAGATTCGAGCTGAATATCGTCGGTCGGTGCGCTCCACTCGAAATAGCCAATATCGTCGTCCGCTCCGGCAGCCGCGGCGAGCCCACGCTCACGAAACGCATTTAAGACGACCGAGTGAGAATCGCCCGCGTTTGTGTAACTCATAATCATAGGATTCTTGGCAGCCATTAAGGTATAGCGCAAAGAGGCGTAAGATTCTAAGTCTTTCATTTCGCGAAGCTCGTCTAGGTGAATTGCCGACGGTGCGGAAACGCCTCGAGCAGCTGAGCCGCCAGCCTTTACGATAAAGCGGTTAATTTGCCCGGTCGTACCTTTGACTTCGATTTCCTCTGAGCCATGACTCCACCTAATACGCTGTACGCGCTTAGATAGCATTTCCGAGCTCTCGATTAAGTTAATTAGCTGCCTAAATTGCTCAAGCGATGTGGCTAATCTGTGAGCTGATCCAATTTGAAGCGGCTCGTCCCATAAGAATAAGCCGCCTAAGATTCTAATTTGCTGTAGAAAACTTTTGCCATTTTGCCGGGCAACGACTACGCAATTAGTGGGTGTAGCCCATCGACCATCGGGTTTATATTTGTGAGTATGCTCCAGCGCGAACTTTTGCCATGGCATTAAGCCGTCTGGGAGTATGTCAGCCGCTAAATCTATGAGATCGAAGCCTCTAGACGGTAAATCATTGAGCGGAGTATAAATTCTAGGGGTTGGTGAGCCATAAGTGACAGCTGATAACGGCGGTAAAACCGATAGCAGCCGATTAGAGCCTAGGTCGTCGGGTTGTTGACCGATTATGACCTGATCGTCCTTAGTCATGACTTACGCTAACGTTTTCGGGGATATTTAGATCAT